CTGGGACAAAGACCTCGTCATTTCGCGTGTCGACAAAGCCTGCCGCGTTGCCAAAATCGGGCGGGGTCTCGAGATAGGTGCGCAGATCAGCCCAGAGCATGATACCCGCCATGCCCGCAGTTGTGCCATCGCTGGTAGGAACAAAGACCGCAAGCCCGGCATAGCCCGGTTTGACATCGACCGCGTAATGGCGCGGCACGCCGCAGTTCGTGATGGCATAAAGCCCGGTCTCGATCATGGGGCGGTCCTTTTGAGCTGATCGACCTCAGATGCGAGGTCCTTGATGGCCTCGACGAGGAGGCCGATGAGATTGCCATAGGCAAGGCGCAACACACCCTCAGTCTCGACCACGACTTCCGGCGCAACGGCCTGCACGTCTTGCGCGATGAGACCCATCTGGCGGAGATCGGACCCGGCCATGCGATAGGTGACGCCCCTCAGCACCCGCAGTTTCTGAAGTGCATCCGGGATCCCGGCGATGTCGGATTTGAGTCGCGCGTCCGAGGACGACACAAAGTTCGACGCGGTGACCGTGCCGGTGAAGGTGGCCCCCGCCAGCAGGGCAAAGGCGCTGGCGTGGCTGCCATCGAGAAGATCAGCATCAAGGCCGGAGCCGGTGCCATCCTGCGCAGTCACCTTGGCGAAGAGTTCAGCATCGGTCATGCCGCCGGCCGTCACGTCGACGATGCTTTCAACGCCGCTGGCGCTTTTTTTGAGATAAAGTTTGCCGTCGGTCACATTAACCGCAAGCTCCCCGGTCGCAAGCTGTGCGGTGGTCGGCACCCGGCCCGCGACCGTCGTGCGCTTGACTAGAAGCGTGTTGGCCATGGCTCAGAACGTGCCCCCATCAAGTGCAATGCCGTCGATCGTCCCACCGGTGATCGCGACGCTGCTCGCGGCCTGCGTGGCAAGTGAGCCAAGCCCCAAATTCGTCCGCGATGTTGCCTTGTTCGGCAGATCGGCAAGGTTTGAAGCAGAAGCCAGTTTCCCCGCCAGCGCGTTGGTCACGGTGGCAGCAAAACTCGGATCATCCCCGAGAGCGGCCGCAAGCTCGTTCAAAGTATCCATGGCGCCCGGGGCTGCATCGATCAGCGCGCCGATGGCCGCAGTCACAAACCCCGTCGTCGCAAGCTGCGTCGTGTTGGTGCCCAAGAGCGCTGTGGGCGCCGTCGGCGTTCCGGTCAGCGCGGGGGAAGCAAGCGGCGCTTTCGCATCCAGTGCCGCTTGCAGGCCCGTCACATCGCTCACCGCATGGGTATGGGCCGCGGGCGGGAAGCTTGTCGGTTTGCCGGTGATACCCGCCCAAGGTGCTGCATCGGCCACCTCGGCCGCATCGACCTTGCCGTCATTGTCGGTGTCATAGGTGGATTTCAGCATATCGCCGGGGCCAAAGGCGACAGTGGCCTGTTGCACGAAGGCGGTGGTGGCGATTTGTGTGCTGTTTGCGCCTGATTGCGCGGTGGGGGCAGTGGGCACTCCCGTCAGCGCAGGGGAAGCCAGTGGCGCCTTGGCCTCGAGCGCGCCTTGCAACCCGGTGATATCCGTCAAGACATGGCTGTGGCTCAGCGCCGCTTTCGCTACCAACCCCGCGTCAAATTGCGATTTGCGGATGAGATCCGTCCCGCCACTGGCGTCTTGGGCGGATTTGGGGACGGCAGCGAAGGTCTTGGCTCCGGCAATGCTTTGCGCCCCCGTCAGATCGACAAAGGCGCCCTTGCCGGCGAGCGGCACCACAGAAGTCGCATTGCCCGCCCCATCATCCCCCTTGCCAACATAAAGCGTGTCATCGACCTCGTTATGGGCGAGTTCGCCGGATTTGAGCGCCGCCGGCGCGCCAGCGAGCCCTGAGACCCGGCGCTTGAGTTGGATGGTATTGGCCATCAGAAGAATCCTCCATTGATCGGGGTATCAGTGGGCAGAATGGTGATCCCAGGTGTGCCGGGGTCTCCCTTGTCCCCCTGCAGCCCCGTCCGGCCTTGGGGTCCAGGTTGGCCGAGAAGCCGCACAGCCACTGGCCCAGACAGAACGCGCAGTCGGATCGGTTCGCTGGAGGTCAGATGCAGGCGGATCGGCCCAATCAGGGGTCGAAGCTCGAGTGCGGCTTCCATCGTTCAAAGCTCCCCGGCGACAGGGAGCCGCGTCACCGGCAAGACCACGGGGATTTCCAGCACGAAGCCGAGGTGTCGGTCGGGGGTCAGATCGGTACGCACGAGATCGAGGACGACCCCGCCGGGCGCAAGGCGCGCCGTCACGTCAGGGGACAGCACGATTTCCAACGTGCGCCCGTCCACGCGTAACACACTGCCCATGGCCGTCGAAAGCTCCGCCAAGACCGCGTCCGCGCTGATCGCGCTGCGTACCTGCCCAGCAAAACTGGCGCCCTGAGGAAAGCGGTCAGCCTCGGCCTGCAGTTGCAGCCGGTATTCATAACCGATCAGAATGACCGGACCTTCCTGAAGTGATGTTGTCATTTATGCCCCAGAGGAGATGATCGGCTGGACTGGCTTTCGCTGTTCGGCCGGTACGGCTTCAATTGTGGCTGCGGTCAATCGCGGTTAAGGATCGCGAGAGTTGGCAAAAGGATTGGGCCATGGATCAGGACGACGAACGGCTGCAGCACCTCGATGATCTCCTGTCAGCCCTGCCCATCGACGACGAGCCAATGACCTTGAGCGAACTGGATGGCTTCATCACCGGCATTCTCGCCTGCCCAGAGATGATCCCGCCCTCAGACTGGCTTGCTGATGTCTGGGGCGAGCGCAAAGATGCCGGGTTCCCCGACCTCAAGACCGCGCAAGAGACCATCAGTGCCGTGATGGCGCATTACAATGCGGTGGCCGAGGCAATGACCCGGTCACTCTGGCTCGAGCCCATCTATGAGATCGATTCCATCAGCGAGGAAGTTCTCTGGGAAGCCTGGATCGCCGGGTTCACCCATGCCATGGCTTTGCGGCCCAAGGCCTGGGAGGCGCTCCTTGATCGCGCCGATGATGAGACCCGTGAGACCATGATCTTTATTATGGCTTTGGCAGATATCAATCTCGGCGAGAGCAACTTCTCTGACGAAGAGATCGACGAGATTGATCTCGAAGCGCCGGACCTGATCCCGAACTGCGTGGCGACGATCCTGCACCAATCGCGGCCGGAACTCAGCCGCACACAGGCGGCCAACCTGCCGGGCCGCCCCCATCAGAGTGCGCAACGCCCCGGTCGCAACGATCCCTGTCGCTGCGGCTCAGGCCGCAAATACAAACAGTGCTGCGGCAAGAACTGAGGTCCGCCTCTGCTCGCGATCAGGATGACCGGTCCTTCCTGAAGATGCGTGTTGGTCATGGCGCCCACCCGCAAAGCCGGGCACCGACCTCATTATGGGCAAGGATCTGCGCCAGCGTGCCGTCGCTCATCACATCCGCGCGCGAGGGCCGGATCGGCTCTGCCCAATCACAGTCGTTCCGCACCCCCCGCGGCTCAATCCCGCATCCAGCGATCAACCCGGCGCTCAAGATCAGTACGGTCAGCGTTTTGAACCTCATGACGGATTTCCTTGGATGTCTGCAGTGCCCGAATGCGAGCCTCGGCACGGCGGATGGCAAAGTCGGCCTTGGCCGCATGGCGGCCCTGACGGCTGGCCACGCGCAAAGCGGCGAAGAAGATCAGGGCCAGCCCGCCCCAAAAGAGGGCACGGCGAGCGATGGCGGCGAAGACCTGCGTGACGAACGGGATCATGGCGTCTTCCCCGTCCGATGGTCCTCGATCCGGGCCGCGCGGGCGCGCAGGGCATAGAAGATCACCCCGAGGAACACGGCCGCTCCGATCCACGGCAGCGCGCTCGCAAGCCAAGCCTCAAGCCCGATCAGGTTGAACAGGCGCCCGGCTGTTTCACGGGCATGTTCGGCTTCAATCAGGGCCGGCGCAATCTGGCTCCCGATCGTGCCCGCCGCGCCAAGTACCCCAAGCCCGATCTGGGCATTGGCTGCTGAGACAATTCGACTGCCCGTCGGAACGCCCGTTGTACGCTCCGGCGCAATCTGCCGCGGGGGCGCGGCTTCCAGCGCCTCGGTAAGTGCGACATCAACGATCGGAGCAAGTGGCAGGATGTTGTCCTGGCGGAAGGCAAGGATCGCAGCTTGCGTGCGCGGCCCAATGCGCCCGTCGATTTGACCCACCTCGTGATAGCCGAGTTGTTTCAGGCGCCGCTGGACCGTCGCAACAGAAAGCGTCACGGCAGGTGCGACGTTCCCTGCACGCCGCACGCCCAAAAGCTTTGCCACCGGATAGCGCTTCACATTGACCGCATCATCCTGATTGCCGCCAAGGCCCCAGACCCATTGCCCCTCGACCCGGTCGATGAAGAAGACATGCCCCTGCCAGCCGGACGACCCGCGCGGGATGACGCCGATATCTCCCTGCCGGGCCTCCGCGATCTCAACCGGCACGCCCCAGTCGAGATAGGACCGCGCGTTCAGCCGGCGCGTTGACCGAATGCCCGCCTTCTCGAGGCAATGCCCGACGAAGGCAGCACACCAAGCCACCTCATCATGCTCGACATGGGCCTGACCAACCGAGGCATACATCTCCATGATGATGGGATTGTCGGCGGGGCCAGGCCCCTCGGTGGTGCCGATATAGCTGCGGGCGATGTCGTAAAGCGTCATGGTCTTCTCCATGCAATGCAAAACGCCGCCCCGGAGACGGGACGGCGCTTGAGGTTGGTGGGTGCCACCAGGGCTATTTCTGGCGATGACGGTTCAGGAGGTCGGGTGAGCTCTGGGGTCAGGCCTCAAACAGGGGGGAGGTCAAACCGCCTTGGCCTATTCGCTGTCCGACCTTTGGGGGAGGATCCGCAGCATGGTCAGCACTTTGGCGATGAGCCCCGCTGGCAGCAGAAAGGCCAATCCCAAAACAACCATCAGCACTTTCGGCAGGGCCTTGTTGGCAAACTTCCTGCGCTCCGACAGGACGCCGATCAACATGACCGCTGCAATCACAAAGCAGAGGCCCGCAATCACGCTATTGGCCAACGGATAATCGGCACCCCGATAATAGGCGCGATCTACCCCAGCGATCAGCAAAGACACGACCAAAGCCAAGCTAACGCTTCGTCTTGCTATGATAAGCAAGAGTGGAATTCCGGCCAATCCGAGAAAGAGGCTACCAGTTTGCCCAAGCAAGGGCGCCGATAGCCCTATCAACCCGTGAAGGGTCCAATAGACGGAACAAAACATCAGGCCCAAAACGGCAAAGGCCAGCATTTGGCCGAAGATGCTGTAGATTTTCTCGTGCTGCACGCCCCGGCCCCTGCGTTTGGTTTTGGCGACGTTAGCGCCTTACCGCTACGAGGTGAAGCTATCTTGCGCTCTGCCCAATTTGGGCAGGTTATTTCTTCCGCCCAATCCAAGCGGTCAGCAATGCCTCCGCTCCGCGCGGCCCAAGATAGGCCAATGTCGCCACGAACCCGGTCGAGACCGGCTGCGCGAGCCCGATGTAGCGCGCGGCCGCCTCGCCAATCAGCGCCATGCCGACGGCCACAGGGATTTCCCAAAGGAGCTCCTTGCCAAAAAAGCGCCGCCGCCCAAGCTTCACTTCGCCCGAATGCCACATGAGCCGCCCGGTGAAGGCCCCGATCAACGTGGTCACCGCCCCGCCAAAGAGCGTGTTGATCGTCTCGATAAAGCCATCGCCTTCGCTCATAGTAACCGTCCTTCCAAATCCGCCACGCGGGCCGCGAGTTCTTTGACAGCCTCGATCAAGAGACCGGTGATATTGCCGTAAGCCACCGAGAGCCGGCCCGTTTGCGCATCCGCCCGCACCACTTCGGGCAGCACGGTCGCCACCTCCTGCGCGATCACCCCGATCTGGCGGCTTCCATCCATGGTGAAGCGCACCCCGCGCAAGGATCCGAGGAGGGCCAGTGCCCCCACAATGGTCTCGACCTCGGTCTTGAGCCGGGCATCCGAGGAGGAGACGAAGTTTGGTGCCGTTACCACCCCGGTGAAGGTGGCCCCAGCAAGCGCCGCCTTCTCGGCGATGGCAGCGTCATACTCGGCGGCAGATTTCTGGGCCATGGAGCCAAGCCCAAGGTTGGTCCGCGCCATGGCCGTATTCGCCAAACCCGCCAAATTGCCCGCCGCATCCAACAGCGCATCCCAGCCGGTGTTGGTGGCATTCCGCCGCCGTAAGACCGGCGGCGAGACCGAGGTATCGACCCAGAGCATCCCGGCCACCGTTGCGGCGGGCGCCAAGGCCCCGGCACTCGTCGATTGCAGCGCCGCAACGATCTCGTTGATCCGCGCGCGAACGGCCGCGCCCGCGTCATTCGCGATCACGAAGCTGGATGTCTGGGGCATATCAGCGTTTTCCGTTCTTGCTCAAAAAGACATGCGGGCGTTCGCTTTTGAGGCGGAACTGAGCGGCAGCGAAGGCGTGCTCCATAGGAACGCAAAGCGCGTTCAAACGACCTCGTCGGCGTAAAGCCGCAATTGACTGACGATGGGCGTATAAGACGCGTCCTTCGTCGTGAGATGCGCCCGCGCCTGAACCGCACGCGCCTCGATTTCATGGGCGTCGAGACGGCCCCAGGGACCCCAGAGCGGATTGCCCGCGGGATCATCGTCCGTCTCGCGGATCTCGAAGAGCACATCGATTTCTGCGCCGGCCGACCCGTCAAAATCCGCCCAAGCATCCATCAGCGCGGTCCTGGCATCGATCCGGTCATTCAGCGCCAAGGCCGCAAGCCCAATCTCTGAGCGCAGCCGCACGCGTTTCACCGCCCCAAGATCGAGCCCGGCGGCGAAGCTGTACTGCCCCTCCATCGCGGTGACCTGCGTCACGCCATTTGCCGTTGCCGTAGTGAGCGTCAGGTTCGTGCCGCTGGCCGCCAGGCCGGATTTCGTCCCGACAAAGCCGGGATCAGCCTGAAGAAAGCCCAAGGGCGAGAAGGTCAGCACCTGCGCCCCCTTGGTCGAGACCCGGACCTCAGGGCCGGCGCGCCCACCACTGTCTTCTGCGCGCAAGAGATAGGTGCCGGGCTTCAAGGGCACGACGGCAATCGCCTCTCCCCCACCCACCCGGTCCATCGAATAGCTGTCGGCCCAAGTGGCCGTCGCCTCCTTGGAATGCCGGATCACGATATTGCCGCCCACCCGCACATCCGGATCGGCTGAGCGCGTCCATTTGAGAATGGCGAGCCCGCCTGCTGTTTGCAGGGTCACATTCTCCAACCCCTGTGGCGGCGCGGTTAGACCGAGGATTTCCACTACCGCCGCCTGCCAAGGGGAGGAGACGCCAAGGACAGAGATCGCCTTGATCCGGAAGTCCCAAAGCCCCGGTGCAATGTCGCGGATCTCGAGGCTCAAACCCTCGGTGCGGCCATAATCCAGCCACTCGCCCGCAATCCCGTCCGCCATCCCGGAACGACGGGCCTGCAATTGATACGCGGCCACAAAACCAGACGGTGCCGCCGCCCAAGTGATCTTGGCCAGAACCTTCAGCCCACCGCCGTCGCGGGTGACGTAGATCTCTTCCGTAACCTGCGGCGGGCCCGGGGCGGGAATGTCATGGGCCCTCGGCAGCGCCGTCCTCGGGGCCGCGGCGTAGATCTGTTCTTCCGAGGCCGTCCAATCATAGACCAAGGGCGAAGTCTCGCGCAGAACAAGCTCGGGCAGGAGCAATGCCCCATCGCCCGAGGCCGTCAGATCCAGGCTCACGCCCTGCACCTCGAAGGGTTTGGCGGCAAAGCCCCAGCGCGCATAGGACAGCGTCACCACATCGCCCACCGTCGCGGCCCAAGCCGAGAGCTTGCCAGAAAGCCGCACCGTCATCTGCCGCCGCGCGCGCTCCAACTCGATCTTCGCCAGCCGCTGCGCCATGGCGGCAGAGATCGTGAACGGAAGCGAGATGTCGCGCCATTTCTGTTCGCCGCCATCCTCGGCAAGGTAAACGTCTGAGGCATAAGCCGGGAAGTCATCCGGCTGCCAGTCATTCTCGGGGCTGACAAATTGACCCCGCACCGCGTTGAAGCTCATAGACATCGTCACCCGCGTCGCCAGCGTCAGGCCGCCTTCCCGGACATGATCTGCCGTCAGCGCCAGATCGGGCGCCCGCCATGCACCTGCGTAGAGGCGCCAAGCCCCGCCCGAGAAGGCGCAGCGCCCGGCAAAAGCGGAGAGCATCCCTTCGATGATGGTCTTCGGGGGCTCGGACAGCGTGATCACCCCATTGCAGGCGTAGCGCGGTTCCGTGCCGCCACCGGCAAGGGCGACGGGCTCGTCGCAGATGTTGGCGGCCTCAACGAGCGACATCTCATCGATCCCGTCGGCCTCGCCGATCCGTGCGCCCACGCCCCAGGTCGGGTTCGCCATATAATCGGCCAGACACAGAGCGGGGTTCTCGGAGTAGCCCGCGCTTTGCGTCCGTGGATCCCAAATGTCATCCTTGCCCTCGAGATCGACCGTGATGTTCGGGATGCCGCCCGGGAACGCGTCTTGGTCATAGGTGAGCCGCAAACGGATGGCGGCACAGCCCCGCAGGCGGTGGTTTTCTGTCCACTTGTCAGGCAGAGCCACCCTAAGCCCCGCAAAGGCGGTCTGATCGGCCGCGCCGAGTTTCTTCTCAACAAGAACGTTTCCGGCCCAGCGGCCCTGCGCGACGCCTGCCGCATTGAGCGCCATCTCGCCCTCAAAGTAGATGGCACCAATGGATTTGACGCGATGTGCGGCCAGCACGACGACGAGATCGAGATATTGATCGGCAGGACCCGAGGCATGCAGGAAGACAATGACCCCGCCCTTGCGGGTGCGGCCATAGACGAGATCGCGCGGCACCACCGGTTCGCGGATTGTCACCGTGCGGTTTGCAAGCGTTGCTTGCGGTTTCGGCATCAGGGCCTGTGTCGCATAGGACAAGAGAAGCGTGCCGCCGATCCGGAGAAGGGCTGCCCCGATCCCGCCCGCGGCCAATACCCCGCCGATCGCCCCCGCGACCGCGGTGACGGCTGTCACGATGAAGGGCATCGGCGAGAGTCCTGGGTTTGAGGGGCGCGCGAGCCGCCTCAGCTAAAAAACGTAGGTATTTTGCACTTCAAGTGTTAAAGATGTGCTGCGAGTACCGCTTTTACCGGGCACATACTCTTGAAGCGCATTTCGCGGGCATGGACCATGCGCCCCGCACCGACCAATTGCCAACCGATTTATTGCCAGATGAATGCGGGGTGACGTTGGACCATGCAGTGACCCAAGCTGCCAGGCCTCAGGTCCATGTGAGCCCCGATGCGCGGTCCGGGTGGGGAGGCCTGGGCCGCGCAGCTTCCCGACAGCAACGTCAAATGCGTTTGGATCTAACGGGCCAAGCCACACGGCAGGAGCTGAGTGAAGCAAATTTCAGGCCATCGGGGGCAAGCCCGACCGCCGTGGCGCCAATCACGACGCCGAAGCCAAGGCCAGTATCAGCCAATACGATGTCGCCCCGTTGGGCCTGAAGCACGGTGTCGCGCGGCACCCCCAAAAGCGCATGACCCATGGCCTCAAGTGAGGACCACCCCAAGCGACACATGACGCGAAGTCCGCCAAGATGGGTTGTATATTTGCCCCGCCAGAGCGAGGCGACATCCTCGCCGCCGGTCAGAGCCATGCGCGTCTCAAAGGCGAAGGTCGGGCAGTCGTGAAGACCCCAAGCGAAGGGCCGCACTCGGGCCGTGTCGATCGCCGCGGCAAGCAGGCGCTCCCAGTGGTCAACGCGGGGCATGGGTCTTCCCTTCTCTCAACATGTGTGCCGTTGGTCTTGCAAACATCTCGCAATGGATATACATTTCTATAAGTGTATCCAAACAATAGAGGGCTGCCATGCAAGTCGCAAAATGGGGTAATTCTCTTGCCATCCGTCTCCCCGCCGAGCTTGTTCGCCAACTGGGCCTCAAAGAGGGTGACGACATTGATATTCATGCCGATGGGGCCGGGATTGCCCTCGCGCGTCATCAGCGACCCGAGGAAGTCTTGGCCGCACTGCGGCCCTTCCGTGGGCGCCTTCCCGCCAGCGCGCGTCTAAGCCGTGACGATACACATGAGCGCTAATTTTTTCGACACAAACGTTATCCTCTATTTGCTGGATGAGAGCACAAAGGCCGAGAAGGCCGAACACCTCATCGCCCAAGGCGGGATGGTCAGCGTTCAGGTCCTCAACGAGACCCTCGTCAACTGTATCCGCAAAGCCGCGATGAGCTGGCAGGAAGCGGGCGTTTTCCTCGACAGCATATGCCAGATTTGCCCTGTCGTTTCCCTGACGCCCACGACCCATGAGATTGGGCGCGCCCTTGGCGAGCGTTACGGATTTTCTGTTTATGATGCGATGATCGTCGCCGCAGCCCTGCAAAATCAATGCACCACGCTCTATTCTGAAGACATGCAGGATGGCCTCTTGGTCGAGGGGCGGCTTACAATCACCAACCCGTTCAAATCCTGAACCGACGTTTATCTCACGTCCCCCTTACCCCCGCCCCCAAGTGATCTCTCGATCCTGGATCGCGGTGACATATTCAAACCCCAAATCTCCAGGGAACATCACCTGCTGGCTTTCATGGGTGTAACGCCAGGCCCGCGCCACGGTCAGGTCTATGAGACGGCTTTCATAGCTGATGGTGATTGTGCAGGTGTCTGCATCATCCTTGATTTCTGGAACATCGAGGCGGCCGGAGAAGGCCTGCACCGGGTTGGCGATGATGCTGCCATCCTCTGCCAAGAGCCCAAGCCAAATCCGGCCCGGCAATCCCTGCCGCGCTTCCTCGATGGCCATCTGCACCAGATCGAGCGGCACGCCGGAAAGTGACACCGCCGTGCCACCCGCCACCACCTCGCCGGTCTCATCCATGGAGCCGAGGCCCAAGAGCGACCCAGCTCCAGACCAAGTCTGGCCATTCAAGCTCACCTCTCCCAAGCCTGACCAGATCCGCACCCAGCCCGAAGCAAACTGGCCCTCAAAGAAGATAACTGGCCGCAGGGTCTGATCCGCCAGTGCAGACGCAAAGGCGGCGGTGAGATCGCGCGACATTGGAGAACTTTCGAGATCGTTGCCTGCAAAGGACGAAGCTTCAAAGCGCTTCGCGCGCTGAGAGGGTGAAGCGGTGCTGGTCGGCCCGGCCTATCACCGTCGGCACTGGGGCCGTCAGCCGCAGGAGTGCGGAGGGGGTGTCAAGGCCAAGGAACGTGCCAGCCGATACCGCCGACCTGAGCGGCGGCACGAAGGACAGCACCGCCTCACCGCCCACGGGCGCCACATCCTCGATCACCTGATAAAGCCGGGTCGTCACATCTGCGCCCAGCTGGAAGAAGTCGCCCGCCCTAAGACCAAGCCCCCAGCCGGCGGTTTGTAACTTCGATGCACCAGCACTCTGGGCTGCGGTCACGTAAGGAGTACCCACGGACAACGGCACTTCGATCGACGGATCGGGGAAGAGGAATCGGCCCCTGAGCCCGCCCAGGGCAGCAAAGAAGGCTGAGAGACGCCGGGCATTGGCCCCTTGGCTCACCGCCATCTCGATCTGATACTCCCACCATGAGGCACCCCAGTCCTGGATTTGCGAGGTGCCGGTAAAGGGCGAGCGTGCCTCGGCCACAGAGGTGACCAGCCGCCGCTCGAGCGAGGTCGCCAGCGTCAAAGGCAAGATCGGAATCGCCATAATCAAATCCCCTGACCTCTGCGCCGACCATCGGCCACGCTTTCCTTCGCGATGCGGGCGATCTCCGGGATGGCCGCCCGCAATTTTGCATTGATCTGCTCGGCCACACCCAGCTGCGCGCCGCGCGCGTCGATGTTCACCGTGATACCGGGAACTGCCCCGCCAGCACGCCCTTGGCTTGCAAGCTCTCGGCGCGACAGCACGCGCTCCCCGCGCTGCAGGATGGCCGGCACCTCATCGGGCTTGAGACCCGCCCAGCCCCCCTCGTGCATCCGCGGTGCGCCTGCAAAGGCCAAGGCAGGAACGGATCGGGTCGACCCAGTTGAGCCGACCACGGCCCCATTATGTGCCACGAGGCCATCCAGAAAGCTCCCGCCGCCAAAGGCAAAGGACAGCGCATCCGCAATCGGCCCAAGAACCGCGCGTTTGAACGAGAGCACCGCAAGATCGGCCAAGATCGAGGAGATGAGCGATCTGAAGTCGAACTTGCCAGCGGTGACAAATTGCCGGAAGGCGTTCTCGGCCGAGGAGAAGGCCGAAGTCAGCGTCTCGCCTAGCCCCTTGCCCCAATCCATCGCGCCCTTGGCATAGTCCGCCAAGGACTTTGTGACCGCCGCCCAGCCGGTAGCAGCCTCCTCCGCCGCCTTCTTCGCAGTCCCTCCAGCCTCACCGGCAGATTTGCCGGCATTGTCCAATCCGTCCGACAGCGCGTCGGCGGCATCTGAGGCGTGGTTCAAAGCCGCCTCACCCTCCGCACCCGCGCCGAAGATCGCAGATTTCAGCGCGGCCCAAGCTGTCATCGGCTGTGATGCCGCCTCCGACAGCATCCCCGCCGCCTCGGCATAGCCATCCGCCCGGGTGCGCGCTGCCTCTGCCATGCCGCCGAAGAGGTCGGGGGCATCCACATAGGTCTTGCCCATCGCCGCCTGGAAGGCATCAGCCGCCGCCGTGCCCGCGGCCGTTGCAGCCCCTGCGAAGGGATTGGCAATGCCGCCAAGATCGACGGCATCAAGTGTGCCGATCTTGATGCCGCCCTCTCCCGTGGCCCAATCCGGCAGCAGGTCCAGCGCCGCGTTCAAGCCTTCGATGAAGCGGTTGATGCGGGTGACCACCGCATTCAGCATTGCCTCGACGCCGTCGATCAGGCCGTTCGCGGCTTGATAGGCAAAATCGCCGATCGCCTGCGGCAACGCACCCCAGATCGCCTTCACCGCATCAAAGGCGCCTTGGAAGCTGCCCACGGCAGAATTGCCCCAGCCCACCACGGCTGCCAGTGCCGATTGCAGTCCCTCGTAGATCATGGCCTGTGCCCCGGCCCAGCCAGCCTCGACACGGGACCAGGCGCCTGTCGCTGCCAGGGCCAACCGGTTCCACGCCTCCGCCGCTACATCGCGCAAAAGGCCAAAGGCTGCACCAACCCCGCCGACTTTGCCAACAAGCTCGGTAAACTGATAGACCAGCTCCCCCGCACCAACGATCAGAGCGCCGACGCCGGTGCGAATGAGCGCCCCGCGCAAAACCACGAGCCCGGTCGCAAGGCTTTTGACCGAAAGCGCGGCCGCAGCCAGCCCCGCCACCCAGCGCCCCGCCATCAGCGCGGCGAATATGCTGGCATAGGTTGCAAGCCGCCCCAGATTGTCGAAGATCCCGTTGATCGCCTGTCCCAGCGGCCCCGTGCCGCGTGCCATGTCGGCAAGTGTATTGGCTACCGCTTCCAAGGCAGGCGCAACCGCCGCCGTCAGCCGGTTCGTGAGGCCGAGCCAGATCAGGCTCAGCTTGGCAATCGCATCTCCCGTTCGTTCGATCTGCGCCGCGTCACTGGCACTGACCGCCACGCCAAAGTCGCGCACATCTTTCGCCGCCTCGCGCAAGGTTGCGGGATCGACCCGCAGGAAGGCCAGGGCTGCCTTGTCGCCAAAGAGGTCCGAGGCCACTGCCGCGCGCTCTGCCTCCGGGACAAGCCTGTTCAGCGCCTCTTGAATGGCGACAATCCGCTGATCCAAAGGCAAGGCCTGCAGATCCGTCGCCGTCAGGTTCAAACGCGCCAGCGCCTTGACCGCCGTGCCTGACCCCGTCGCCGCCTCGGAAAGCCGCGTCGTCAGCTTCTTTGTCGCCTGTTCGATTTCTCCCAGCGAGACCCCGGCCAACTCCCCCGCCCAGGTCAGCACCTGCAGGCTTTCTACCGTCGTGCCAAGCGAGGCTGCCATATCCGCCTGCGCGCCGATTACCTCGAGCCCCGAGCGGATCATCGCAACACCGGCCGCCGTGGCGGCTGCGGTCAGGGCGGCCAGTGCAATCCCCGCCTTGCTGGCAAAACCCGCGAGCCGCGCATTGGCCGCCGTTATCTCGGACGAGAGCCGGCCAAAGCCGCGCGCGCCCGCCTCGCCGATCCCTTCAAGCTCGGCCCGCACCTGCCGGCCGCCGACAGCGACCAGGCGGACGGAGACGCGTTTTTCTGACATGGAGGCGGGATCCTTGATTTTGGACTGCAGTCATCTTACGTTGTCGATATCGATCATGAAGGCGTATGATTATGTCCGAGACCGCGACCCTTTCCTCGAAGTTCCAAATCTCCATCCCAAAGGCGATCCGCAGCGCCCAGCATTGGGAGGCAGGTCTAACCTTTGCGTTCATTCCGAAGGGCACTGGCGTCTTACTGGTCCCGGTTCCCAAACGTGATGCTCTAAAGGGCCTGGCCCGCGGCGCATCTTCCGCCGATTACCGTGATCGAGCGGACCGCTTCTGATGATCCTCGTCGATACATCCGCCTGGATCGAATGGCTGATCGGGTCGCCGACCGGCGACAAACTGGCGGCGCATCTGCCTGAACAGTCCGACTGGCTTGTGCCCAGCATGGTTCAGCTGGAACTGGCGAAGTGGCTGACGCGGGAAGCGGGCGAGGACAAGGCAGATCAGGTCATTGCCTTTACCCAAGTCTGCCAAGTGGTGCCGCTCGATACAGAAATCGCTATCGCGGCGGCAGAGGCCTGCCGCAACCACAAGCTTGCAACGGCCGATGCCATCATGTTTGCGACCGCCCGCGCCAAAGGAGCGGAACTGCTGACCTGCGACAAGCATTTCGAGGGCCTGCCGGGGGTCACCCTGATCGAGAAGATCAAGGGCTGACAGCCTCCACGGCGACAAGCCGGACGGAGACCTTTTTTGTGACATGGCTCGGGCTCCTTGATTTTCGTATCACGGCATGATACATGCTTGACATGATCATCAGCATTCGCGGCAAACTGACTGAGCAGGCGCTCTCTGGCCGTTTCGGCAAAGGCTTTCCGGCGGATCTGGTACGGCGAACGCGTGCTATGCTTTCTGCGTTGGATGCGGCGGTTGTTTTGGAAGACTTGCGCTTTCCGCCGGGCAACCATCTGGAAGCCTTGGTTGGCGACAGGATCGGCCAGCATTCGGTCCGCATCAACGGCCAGTGGCGCATTTGTTTTGTCTGGACAGATCAAGGTCCAGCCGAAGTTGAACTTGTAGATTATCACTGAAAGGAGACACGATGAGCCTGCTGCATAATCCTTCCCATCCTGGTGAAGTGCTCTCGTTGCTCTATCTGGAGCCGCTGGCGATGAGTGCGCCAGCCCTAGCAAAGCGCCTGGCTGTGCCGCGCACCCGGATCGAACGGCTGGTCAAGGGCGAGACGACCTTGTCTGCCGACACGGCCATGCGTCTTGCAACCTTCTTTGGCACCACGCCAGAATACTGGATGAACCTGCAACGGTCCTGGGATTTGGCCCGCGCCCGCGAGAAGGTAGACCTCACAGGAATCCAGCCCCTTCGAGCGGCCTAAGCAGGGCAAAGCCTGACAGATTAGCCGCCAGCGTCAGCCTGCATCGCTTCATTGATCTTGCGCACCATCACAGCCTCGATGGGCGGCATGAGCTCCGCAACCGCAAGCGCCGGGATGCCAAGCGCCGCCCCGAGCGCCAGTGCGGCCCCCATATCCCAACCGATCACCGCACCGGTGATGAGGCGCAATTGCCCGCCAAGACGCTGAACGAGGTCCCAGATTTGCGCGCCCTCCCAAGTCTGCGGCGCGTTCAGCCGTGCGGGGCACTCGGGACAGACGGATCCGCAGGCGGCGCAATAGCCGCCGCCCCCGCCGAACTCCCAATCGGCAAGGGCGATGAGACGTTTTTTTCGGCATCCAAGAGCAGGCCCTTGGCGACATAGCGGGTCTGGAAGGCCTCAAAGACCGGCCAAAGCTCAAGAAGTGCGTCGATCGCCTCGGGGCTGACCGGCAAGACCTCGCCAGAGACATCGCCAACGCCGTCCCAGTCGAGGATCGCGCGCCGCGCCAGCGCCTTGGCCATGGCAAGGGCGGCCTCTTCAGGCGCTGTCCCTTCGGTGAGGGCCGCAATTGCGGGATCCGCGCGGCTGGCGACCATCAGCGCCGTGGTCAACGGCCGCAGTTTGACCCGCAGGCCGGGAAGAAGGTCACACCAGAACGGTACACTGCAGAGATCAAGGGTCAGCATGGCGGAAGAGATCCTCTCAATAGGAGATGACAGTGTTGACGAGGGTGGCGGTGCACAGGCGGGCGGGGCTTGCCGCCTTGGCAGCCTGCCAGTCGAACGTGGCCTGGATCCCCTGCGGACCCGGGATCTCGATGCGGGGCCGCGGCAGATAGACGGCATGCGCCGTGAAGCTGAAGCTGGCATTGGCCCCAAGGCTCCAGCCGAAGACCAATTCGCAAGGCGTACCGTCCATGGCCTGAGTGATCAGCGTCGTGTCGGCAAAGCGGGCCTCGATCTTGCCGGTCAGCGCCGCCATGCCGGGATCAACCCCTTCGATCTTGCCATCCGGTCGGATGGTCTCGATCCGGTCGAGGCCGTTGGAATAAGTCACCTCAGCCGAGATGACATTGCCAAGCGGCACCCCGTTGCGGCTGATCGACCCATTGAAGTGGCCAAAGCGCTGCAGCGAAAGCGCGGTGGGCGTGCCAGCGGCCGTGGCGGCTGCAACGGTTTCGCCCTGGGCCACCAGGCGGGCGGAGGCGGTCAGCAGTCCTGACCGCGCCATCTGCCAACTGAGCTGATCGCAAACGCAGCCCGTGTACATCGCATAGCGCGGCACTTCCGGCATACCCGTCTCGATGGCCATGCTTGGCAGAGCCCAGCCCCCCGACTGGAACGTATGGGTCTTCGGCGTGGTGCCGGTGGTTGTGGGGGCCCCAAAGGCGGCCTTCAGCCAAAGGCCGAAGTTCTCAACATCAAGTGGAACCACGACATCGCCATCTGCTGTCACCGCGTCTTTGATCGGGGCCAGCGGGTCACGCCCTTGGCCCAAAAGCTCCGAGGCAATCAGCGGTTGCTCGGAGCCGAGCGTCGTGCTGGCGAAAGGCACCACCCGGAATCCCGCTGTGGGGGCGGTGCCATAGGTGGTCTCAAACGCAAGCGCCATCTGCGCCCGCGCCCCATGGGCTCGTGCCATCCTCTTCCTCCCTCTTAAGATAGATTGTGTTCACAGCGCAGCCTGCCAGCTTCCTGGGCCGGGGGTGCAGAATGAACAGATTGTCCAGATATATGGCTGACTTGGCCGACACGGGTGTCTCGCGGGGCGTAACTTTCGCGGCAGTATGGACGATGTGCCTTGCCGCAGCCTTCGCACCGACCTCGGCAACCGCCGAAGAGTTTTCCGGAACCGTGACCCGCGTTACCGATGGAGACACGTTTCATCTGAGTGGCGTGGTCCCTGCCATCCGCGTCTGGGGCCTTGATGCGCCAGAACGTGATGAGCGCGGCGGTTCTGCTGCCACCAAGGCGATGCGCGGCTTGATCGACGGCCAACCTCTGACCTGCGTCCTCATCGACATCGATCGTTACCAGCGCCTCGTCGGCCAGTGTTTCTTGCCAAATGGCCAAGATATCGCCGAAGCCATGATCTCCATGGGCGTTGCCACAGAATATTGCCGCTACTCTGGCGGCTTTTACGGCACCTGCTGACGCGGAGAGGTACCCACTTTCATCACGTCGCCCTGCGTGCATTTCCGGCGCGGGTATCGTTTTTGGTATCTAATGCCCAAATCTCGATATGTTGCGCCGAGGGCGAAGGCTCTTCATGCTCAGGGCAATAGATTTTTTTAGCGCCAGCAGTAGCGGCAGATGACACAGCAGGACATCAATGGACAGCGCAGCAAGGCATTCGGCAAAACCTTCGTTTCTGGCGGCCGATCTCGAAGTGACCGGAGATATCCGCCATGCCGGGACCTTGGTGGTTCAGGCCAAAGTCACAGGCAATATCAGAGCCGCTACTCTAACCTTGCAGCAAGGCGCTGAGGTGATGGGGGACGTTGAAGCCCTTGAGGCCAAGATCTATGGGTCTGTTCAAGGCTCTGCCTTTATCGAGGATGTGACGGTCGGAACGACAGGTCAGATGACCGGATCGCTGCAGTATAAGACGCTCGCAGTTGAAGCCGGGGCGATCCTTGAAGCGGAGATCCGCAAGATGGCGCCGGTTGAGGTGGCTTCTGCCGAGCCGGGCCCTGCTGAATTGGCCGCTCAGCCCAGCGGATCAGCCAGCGCATAATGGAGCACGATGGCGAGGACCGCCGCCTTCGCCTGCGCTGCCCCCTCCATCGGCAGATCGACGGGTTGCGGCGCTTCCGCTTCAACCCAGTCGCAGAGACCGCCCAACGTGCGGTCGGCCGCGAGCGCTGCGCCGATGCTGGCGCAAAGGGTGTCAAAAGCCCTGTCGCGGTCACTTCCCTGAACTACAGCCTCGATTTCTACCCGATGTCGGTAATGATAGCGCAGGGGCGACAGCGTGACCTCCGGCTCGCCGGGGTTGCCGTCGCGCAGGATTAAGAGGCCCGCAGGCGGAATACGCTCAGGCAGCACCTCCCCGCGCAAGGTTGTGGCGGGCAGCGCTGACAGACGCGCCAGGAGCGCGGCGAGGATGGTTTCGCGAGGGGTTGGCATTACGGTACCAAATTTGAGTAAAGCTTGGGGCACATCAGGCCTGTTGCGGCAGCGTTCTTGAATAGGTAATGCATTTGCCTTACCTTGGACTGGTGCCGTGCGGGAGAATCACATGTTTGCTGAACTCAAGGTCGAATCCACGCTGACCGACAAATATCAGACGACAATGCCAGGGGTCGTTCGCAAGGCGCTCGGCCTCAAAAAGCGAGATCGCATCTCCTATACCATCCTGCCAGAAGGTGATGTGCTGCTCAGCCGTGCCTCGGACGCCGTTGAGGATCCGGCTATTGGTGCCTTCCTTAACTTTCTTGCACAGGACATTGCCCAAAACCCCGGGCATATTCAGGCCCTCGGCGCTCCGCTCCGCGCCAGACTCTCTGAGTTGGTCGAGGGTGTAGACCTCGATCTGGATGCGGCCTTGTCGCCTGACGATGAATGACGGACGGTTCCTCTATGCAACTGGCCGTGAACGGTTGGACTTTGTTTGCGCACCCTTTGTTTCTTGCCCAGGTGGAGGAGCTTGCCGTTAAGGTTGCGGCTCTCAAAGCTGCCAATCCGACCGGCTATCGCAGCAAGAACGCAACGAAGCGGCTTGCCGCGATCAACAAGCTGATCTTTGAAGAAATCCCCTCAGACCCTACCGACCCGAAGTTCCGGCAGGGCAACACCTTGGGCGAAGATCACAGGCACTGGTTCCGCGCAAAGTTCTTTCAGCAATACCGGCTGTTCTTCCGGTTCCATGCCGAAAGCCGCGTCATCATTCTTGCATGGGTGAATGACGATACAACGTTACGCGCCTATGACAGCCGCACGGATGCATATCGGGTCTTCAAAGGGATGCTCGACGAAGGAAATCCACCTGGCAACTGGGCCACGCTGCTTGCAAGCGTACAAGAGTCTGGCGGCCAACTTGCCGATTTGATGAGCTCAAAGTGACGTGGAAGCCCGCATCATAGCTTTCCCCCGACCCAACCCGCGACGATCTGGCCAGGGATTGACGCCATCGCCCGCTCGGCATCGCGCGCCAGATCCAGCCGTTTCGCCAGCTTCACCTGCCGCACCAGCAGAAAGATCGGCACTGTTGTCCGCCCCCTGCCAGATTTCGCGCGAGAGGCCACCCCAAGCCCGCGACTGTTGAGCCGCCCCTCTGCCACGAGAAGGCTCGGCCCCCGGGCCCGGTAGATGAACCGCAGCGATAATCCGCGCCGCCGCTCCCATTCACCCGGCGTTATCCGTCCGCCCCGCGCGGATTTGCCCGCGGCCGCCGTCGGGATCGCCAGCCACAGGCCGCTCTTCGACCGGATCAGCGGCCCACTGTCATGCGCCCCGACAATCACCGGCGCGTTGGACCAGACCAGCGCCGCCGCATTCAAGCTGGGTTGCCCTTTGGGATAGGCCTCGGATCGAATGGTGCGGGCAAGCCGTTGCCCAAGACCGACTTGCGCGATCTGACCCCGCCAATCGGCCTTGAGACGGAGCGCCGCGCCACGAACGGCGTCCGAGACCGCCTTTTCGCCGGCGAGGAGTTCGGCTTGCATCATCGCAACAATGTCGTGATCGATGTTGAGCTTCAGTTTCACCCTGGGTCACGCAGGGCAGAGATCAAGAGTCCAGATCAGCCGCTCGCGGTCTCGCCGCGGCTCCCCCTGGATCAAGAACGTCTCTTCCCCGATCAGGATCTGCTCCTGCGGGCGGGGATCAGGAATATCCGCCACCCGAACATCAATCCGGGTGGTCTGAGACAAGAGCCGCGCCGCGCCGAACTCGGTGATTTCATCCGGACGGCGCAGGACACCCCTTCCCCTCGTGAAACGCCCCTCGCCATCGCGATGCCAAATCTCAACCGCAAGGTTGAGGTCCCCGAAGAGGACCCCAACCGCCTCAGCAAAGGCCGTCATCACGTCCGCCTCGCACTGCGCAGCACCTGTGGCCGGGTGCAAATCGGCAGCGGGTTCGACTCGATTTCCAGCCGCACCCATTCATCCCGCTCACGGTCTGGGATCATCCGCGCATAAAGCGGCAGACCCAGCGTGTTCACCGTCTCAAACGTGTCAGCCGGCGCAAAGTAGATTTCAAAAAGGCCCTCGATGCCTTGCGGATAGAAAAAGGCCTTATCCGTCGGCACGCCGATCGTCGCACTGCCGCCATAACGGCGGAAGGTGATGCCACCGAAGGTGAACTCATCAACCACCCTGCCCCGCAACTCATTCGCGGCCGCCGTATTGAGATAGGTCTCGCGGATTTCCTTATGGGCCACGAGATCGGCAAAGAAGGCCGAGCCACATTCCGCGCGCAGTTGCACGGGACCAACGGCCAGCCCACCCAGGCTTTCTTCCACGCTTTCGATCAAGGCCTGACACCGCTTGCGCAGTGCCCCCGATGCCGGTGCCGTATTGTCGAGATCAAAGTCGACCTCTGCCGCTGGCGTGATGCCAAACTCCGTGGCAAAATTGACGACCACCGCTCCATCGCGCGGATCTTTCACCAAACCCTGAATGCCGTTCAGCAAATGGTATTCAAAAGTGGCCTCAGCGTCCGAGCGTAGACGGCGCATCCGGCGCGCAACCTCGGCCTGAGCCTGCTGGGTCACGCTTTCCATGCCAAACTCGCGGATGCCTTGGATCTCGGACGCCCAAAGCACATCCTGCTTCTTGAACTGACGGCAGACAAAGGCCCGCACCTGCCGGCTTTCCGGCGACTGCTGGTCATAAGACGCACCACGCTCCGAGAACGGGATCAGAGCAAGCGTGCCATCACGGCTTTCAATGACGACCGTGCGTGTGCGCACGCCCCGCTCGCCGAAGAGCCCCGAGCCCGACAAGGTCGCGGGCTTGAAGGGAATGTTTTCCAACGCGCGCGTCAGTTCGATGACAGAGAAGGCATCGCCTTCAAAAATATCCATGCTGGCCATATGCCAAACTCCTTGATGTGATGTTCGAGAGGCGAAGGCCCCGCCTCAGCGCAGCACGATCCCAAGCGCACCAAGCGCCGTCGTAGCCGCAGCGATCTGGGCCTCCGTCGCACCAGCGGGCCAAACGAGGTCGTGGCGGTTGACGATCACAGGGCCGCGCAGGATCACGACGCCCGGCACATCGGCCGCACTGGCATCCACGCCGACCCAGAGAATGCCGGCCGCCGTCTGGCTGCCGTTCGTCGCGGCCGGTGCGAGGCAAGTGTATTTGCCACCCGTGGTGATCTTGCCCAGCACCGTACCCGGCTCAATCTTGCCTGCACCTGAGGCAAGGGTGACGGTTTCTCGGGTGTAATCGCGCAAGACTTCCCAAACGAGGAAGCCACCGGCGTGTTTGCCTTCCGTGAGTGTGGTCATGAGACATTAGCCTTTCGTCTTGAACGTGCGGGCGATCACATCGCCCCAAGTGTTGGTGGTTGCCGCACGCCCAGGCTGAGCATGGGCGGCGGTGATGACGGGGGTTGCAGCGGCCTTCACGGCCAATAGGCGGGCCCTGACGTCCTCAAGGACGATATCTTCCTCAAGGTACCGGCCTGCCATTTGCGGCTGGCCCGCAAGCCGGCAAAGGTCGATCACGGCGCGGGCATGGGCGATGGCCTCGGCGCGGACGCTTGCGGCGTCGGCGATTGTGGCGTCGCCTGCGGCCTGGTTTGACGCTTCCGCAGCCGGGCGTTCAGGGTCAGCTTGGGTGTTGGCCTCTGCGACACCCTCAGTCTGGGGCTCAGGGACGGCAGGCACTTCTGGTTCACTTGCCGCATCGATCACTGCCGGCGGCGCGTTGCGGAACCGCGCCACATCAAAGGTGGCGGCGAGCCTCACAGGCTCGGCGATGCGGTCGATGAACCCGAAGTCCAGCGCGTCTTTGGCATCAAGCCAGGTTTCGGCTGCCATCAGGGCGGCAATCTCTTCATCAGCTTTGCCAGATTTCGCGGCATAGCCCTGAATGAGGCTGCCCTTCACCTTGTCTAGCGCCTCGGCCGTCGCTCGCATGTCCTCAGCCGTCCCCATCACCAGCCCCGAAGGGTCGTGGATCATCAGGAAGGCGTTTTCCGGCATGACGACGGTGTCGCCGGCCATGGCGATGTAGCTCGCGGCCGAGGCTGCGATGCCATCGACCCAGACCGTGATCTCGCCCGCGTGACGCTTCAACGCGTTGTAAATGGCGACTGCGTCAAAGACCGAGCCGCCGGGGCTGTTGAGGCGCAGATCAATGGACGCATCATCGGGCAGTGCACCCAACTCCGCCAGAAAGCCCTTCGCTGTGACGCCGTAAGCGCCGATTTCGTCATAGATCAGCACTTCCGTGCCCGAGGTACGAGCACGGATCGTGTACCAGGATTTCATGGGGTTACTCCTCTGCGGGGTTGTTTTCCCGGCTAAAGTCGGACGGTCCGTCATTAGAATTGGGGCTTTTCTCTTGGATTGGCGTGGCCCGTGCACCCTGCGTCTCGCCCGGGCTGGCGCGGTAGGTCAGCCCCAGATCCGATGCGCGCTTGGCATCCGCGGCGTTCTCACGATCGACCTCTTCGATATCGTAGCCGGTACCCTCGACAACCTTGCGTCGCGAGGTGATCCCAGCCTCCATCGCCAGCACCTGCGCTTGGATATCCTTCAACGGGTCGACCCAATCCCACCGGGGCGGGATCCATTGCACCGCGCGCGCGTCAGCGGGGTCTGCGTCCAGCGCACCCGAGAGCACAGCCGTTTCCAACCAACGCCGCCAGATTGGGCGGCACAACTGATGGGCCATGACCCCGTGCTGCAACTGGCCGATGCGGCGGCGGAACTCGACGAGTTCTGCCCGCAAGCTCGAATAATTCGCCTGCCGGACATCGCCGGTGACGAGGTGATAGGGCAGACCCAGCGAGGCTGAGACCGCCAGCAGCGTGCGGTATTGGAACGCCTCATAGCCACCACCAACATCAGCGGGGCTTGAGAACTTCACATCCTCTCCGGGCAGCAGCACCTGCATGGTTCCGGGCTCGAGGCTCGCAATGGCTGCCCCATCAAGATCAGCTGCCCCCTCCCCCATCATCGGGTCCTCGGGTGCGGTCTTCGTTATAAAGCCCGCGAACATCGCCGCGGTCTTTTTCCGGTCAAGCTCTGCATCATCGTACTGGTCTAGGAGGAAGAGCCGTACCATGGCCGGTGCCACATGCGGCAACCCTCGGATCTGGCCCGCATCGATGGGGCGGTAGATGTGCAGCACCTCCTCAGCCGGCACGCGCACCGTCTCGGGCACCGCCATCCGCTGGTCTGTGCTGTCGCCCGGGTGACGGCGGCGGAAGTGATAAGCCACCCGCCGTCCGATCAGATCGAACTCAACCCCACAGCGGATGGGGTTGCCGTTCGGGTCCGTCTCCGTTTTCTCAAAGGGCAGCATCTCGGATTGGAGAAGCTGCAACTGCAGAGGCACAAGGAGCTCATCCTCCGCCCGACGGGGCCGCAAGCGCACGAAGCACTCGCCCGCCACAAACATCTCGCGTGCGACCATGGCTTGCAGGCCGTAGAAATCGGTCAGCCCATCTGCGTCCGCCTCGTCTGTCCATGCCAGCCAGAGTTTTTGCACCTGATCGCGCAGCGCCGCATCCGTGATGAGCGATGACGGCTTGATACCGTCCCCAACAAGGTTGGCCGCAAAGGCCTCGCAGGCGTTCGCCGCATAACCGTTGGTCACCACCAGTTCGCGCGATCGCGCCAGCAGTTTGGGTCCACCAGAAGCGACCAGGGCGTTGATGTTCTCGAGCGGTGGGTTCCAGCCGCGCAAGCGGCGCTTGGCCATCGCGCCTTCAAGCCGCGCGCGCATGGCTTCTGTGCCGCCCGGCTTGGGGCGGCGAAAGAGGTCAAACATCCCCATTTGTGTCAGAGCCCCTTGGCAGTCGTCACGCGGACCTGCCTCACGATCCGACGCCCTTCGGCCATCGCGATCTCACGGTCCAAAGCCTCAATGGCCCGGTCGATCTCTGCCAAAGACCGGTAGTCCACCGTCTTGCCGTCATAGCTGACGCGGGCCACGCCCGAGGCGCGTTGTGCCGCCAGCGTTTCTCGGCGGGTGCGAAGGTCTGTGATTGTGGCCATCGCCATCACCTTCTAGGTTTCATACCAAAGCCACAGCCAGGTCGCATCATGCCCCTAAAGATCGCCCGCATCAGGATTGAACTCGAGCACATTGCGCCACGCATCTGGCGGCGGGTTGACGTCAGTCTGACAACAAACCTCCGTGCGCTGCACGAGATCATTCAGGCAGTCATGCCTTGGGAGAACTGCCACCTCTACCAGTTCAAAGTGGGCGAAGCTGTTTATGGAGAAACCGATCCCACCGGCGCAGCCTGGGGCCGCAAGATTTTCCAAGCAAAGAGCATGCGCCTCGGCACTCTTATGGATCGTGGCATTACAGAACTGCGCTATACCTACGATTTTGGAGATGACTGGCAGCATCGCATCATCGTGGAAGAGGTCATCGATGGGACACCCGGCACCGACTATCCTCTCTTTGTCGACGGTGAGCGCACTGCCCCACCAGAAGATGTGGGCGGCCCGCCCGGCTTCATGGACTTCATCGAGGCCATGGCAAAACCTCACCATCCTCAGAGGAAGGACCTCGTCCGCTGGTATGGCGGCCCCTTCAATTCGGTCGATTTCGGCGCAGAGCGCATAATCGAAAATGTCCGCACCATCGCCCAGAAGCGCAAAGCTGCTCTCGAGGCCTTTGAGCGCAGCCGCACAAAACGGCTACACTGAACTCGTGGGCTTATCCCATATAAGTTGACCGTGCGATGCGGCGAACCTGTGCCATGCGGGTCTGCGACGGCTGAGCCGATTTGGCATTCAGCCCGGCGCTAGTGACCTCGAACTGCGCCGCCAATTCCTCCCACCGCGCGTCCGACCAGCGGTCGGCCCCGAGGATCCAGGCAGCCGCGCGGGCATAGACCCGACAGTCCAGCGCCTCGTTGCGTTCCCGCAGCTTTTGCCACTCAAGCTTGGCAAAGCCGCGCTTGTTCTTGACCGTGACCAGCTGCTCGGCCGTCAGCTGCTTCAACCATTCGGCATCGACCCAGCCCGGCAGATGGAGAAAGCCGGGAGGAAACGTCTCTCCACCAACCGGGCTGGGTTCCGGCGGATCAAGCCGCAGGAAGCGATAAGTCTCGGCCTTGAACGTCGAGGTGGCGATGGTCCAAAGCCGTGCACCTCGGCGAAGACGTTTGCCCGCGATCGTCGCATCCACAAACGTCGGCCCTGTCACAGGGCTTGCCCGATTGAACCCTTCCACGCCCTTCACCGGCGCGACCTGTCCAAAGCCCACCTGCCGCGCCCAGGCGTAGACTGCGGCCGTTTCATAACCGGTGTCGATCGCGAGCCGCGCAATCGTCATCGTCGTGCCGCTCGCGTGAGCCCAAGTTCGGCCAAGAAGGTCAGAAAGCTTCTGCCAACAGGCTTGCTCGCCCGGGCCGCCGTCGATGACGATGTGATCAATGAGCCAGCTTTGCAGACCCCTGCCCCAGGCCCAGATATCGACCTCGATCCGGTCCTTCTGGACGTCAGCGCCCGCAGTCAGGAACAATCCTCCCGCCGGCACCGTGCCCGCGCGCCAATCTTCTTTCAGCCCTTGGAGGCGCTGCCAGTCCGGCGCCTCGCCGCTTTCCATCCAGGTTTCGCCGAGAGAGGTGTTGATGAAGGTCTTCATCGTCTCGTCCCCACCGGCGCGCGCCGACAGAAACGCCTTGGCCATGGCCTCGAGCCGCACCCAAGGCGAATAGATCTCGTTCAGGTGGAAGCCAGCCGTCCCGTTAAATGGCGCGTCTGCGATCCAGCGGCCCTTCGAGATTGCGGCCCAGCGGGTCTCATCCTTCCAGGGCGCATCGCAGTCCGCGCAGTGGTAGCGCGCTGTTTCGGGGCGATGGCCGCCGTTCTCGTCCTTGTCCCACTTCACCTGTCCCCAGGTCAGGATTTGTTCCGCACCGCACACCGGGCACGGCACCCAATACCGGCGCTGGTCGCTTTCCTCAAAAGCCGCCTCGATCCGGCTGGCGCCCTTGTTCGTCGGCGTCGAGACCAGCACGATCTTGCGGTTCCAGAACGTCACCGTCCGCTTCTTCGCTAGGTTGACCGGGTCACCCTCGGCCCCTGCGCTGAAGGGATAGCGGTCCACCTCGTCGCACAAGAGCAGCCGGATCGGGCGGCTCGCCAGCCCCGAGGGCGCGTTGGCACCCACGATGGTCAGATGCCCGCCCGGAAACCGCTTGTGCAGGATCTTGTTGTTGCCGTCCCTAGACTTCGGGTTGGCGATCTTGGTCTGCAAACAGGGCGTGTCCCGCGCCATCGGCGAGAAGCGGTCCTTCGACCAAGTTTCCGCATCCCGCTCGGTCGGCATCACCACCATGATCGGTGCCGGATCTTGGTCGATGTGGTAGCCGACACAGTTGTTAACCACTTCCGTCTTGCCCACCTGTGAACTGGACATAATGACAACGGTTTCGGTGCCTGCGTCCGAGACCGCTTCCATGATCCCGCGCTGGTATTCGGCACGGGCAGTGCGCCATTGGCCCGGCTCAGCGCTGGCCTCAGAACTCAGCCTGCGGTTCTGATCCGCCCAATCGCTGATTGTCAGATCCGGTGGCGGCCTCAAGACCGCCAAGGCCTTCGCGACCGTCCGTTTCAGGATCGGCGACCCCACCAATGTCAGCTTCGACGTCAATTTCTGGTTCTGCGAGATCATCAAGCACCTCGCGGATCGCAGTTCGGATCAGGTTCCGGATGTCTCCGACGGTGGGTTGGTCAAAAGCCTGTGGCGCCAGCCGGTCCGGCAGCCCCAAAAGGCGGGTTCTGAGGAGCGCCAGCACGGCAATCCAAGCGGCTTCGATTTCGTCAGCGGCGATCAGGGAACGACGCTTTTCTTCGGCCTCCATCTCGGCGAGATCAGCCCGCGCCCGGATGAACCGCGCCCGCTCAGCCCCGTAATCTGGCGCCCCTGCCTGCGCTTTCAGCGCCTGATCGCGCAGATAGCGGACATAGCCCCGCACCGACCCGATCAGATCATACTGGCCACGCTCTGCCTTCGGGATTACCCCCTCGCGGCTCAACTGCTGGACCCGCCGTTCCGAGAGATCCAGCAGCCGCGCGATGACGCCGATCGGTTGCGTTGCTGCCGACATTTGATGACCCCGCCAATCCGATTAAAGCCATGGAATTGCTGCGATACGACTGGATATGCACCCCAAGCAGAGCAAAGCTGATCCCCAGAAAACGATGCAACTCACCCGCCGGAAACCGCCATGACCGAACACCCCATTCTGCCCAGCCGCAACGAAGACGCAGGCTTTTTCGGGACATTGACCACCTGCCCCCTCCGCGAGCGGCGGAGCACAGAAGTCTGGGCGCTGGCCTCAAATCTGATCGCCGCCGCGATTAAGGCAAACAGTGTAGAAGACCTCGCAGGGGTTCGCGATTTTCTGGACAGCCGCATGGGACGCCACTTCGCCGATGAGGTGATAGGGGCCCTGCAAAGCGGAACCCCCGACAGCGAAAGCGCCATCAAGGTCAGCATCGCCAAATGGCAGGGCTGGCGCATTTCGGTCCAGACCCAGCGTCTTGAGGGCATCCCCGCGGGGCTGCCCTACCTGACCGGTTGGGTGCAGTATTTTGCCGCAGCCGCGGCGCAGGGCGAAAGCGCCTGACCACCGCACCTCCGATGATCCCGCAAACGGTAGGTCGCCTTCATCGGCAGATCCAGTCGGCGTGCAAGGCTTCACCTCAGGCGGCACGGCCCGTCACGCTTCCCAAATCTGTGACCTTCCGGTGACTCTTTCACATGAAGATCGCAAGGCAACTTGCTGACTCAGGGCCCTATTCGCCAACAAGTACGTGAGAATCTTGCCTGTATGATTCTCTGCCCACTGGCGGACCTGCTCGGCCGCCAAGTTGCCTCTACCTGG